CCAATCCGCGTAAGGATTAGGTGCTTTAGGTGTAGCCAGTAACGCTGCACTGAGTTCATTCTGGCGCTTAATTGCTGCTTCTAATTGAGCCACTAATTTAGTCGCTTGAGTCTCATTCTTATCTAGCAAGGCTAATTGAAGATTGAGAGATAAGCGATCGGTTTCGCTGATCTGATTCTTAAGTGCTGATTCAATTCCAATCCGCTCTAGGTCTAAAGTCTTCGAGGCTCTACCCAAGGCAAGGCCTGATTTTTGTGTTGCTAAAGTTTTCTTTTGTAATGCTGCTAATTCTTTAGCGCGCTTAACGGCAGCGGCTTCAGCATTTTTTCTTGCTGCCTCTTGAGTTGGTGATGTATAAATACCGGTGGCCATTGATCCGACGTAGCCCTGAGTAGTTACATTACGACGAGCCTTGGCTGCCTTTTCTGCAGCTTCTACTGCCGCCAGTGCATTCTTTTCATAATTATCAAATGGGTTAAAACTAGCAAGAATGGCTCGATCGCTTGTAAGGATGTATAACTTCTTAAATCCAAAGACAACGCTAGCGACCGTATCTGCAATCTTAGTTGCGAGAGTATCGATCTTAGCCACGAACTCGGCTGGGTCTCCTGCTGCGAATACGCTGATTAAAGAATCTACTAGCGCTCCGCCAATAGTCTCTGATGCCTCTCCTGCAGCATTAGACAATAACCCAATCTTGCCTGCATAAGTATCTAGAAAGGCTGCGCTGGCTCCGCTAAAAGTCTTAGTCAATCTTTCTTGAACATCGGCAAACGATGAGGACTTTAACTCTGCCTGTGTTAGACCCAAGTTATATTTTCTAAGTCCTTTGAGATTACCTACGTAAGCCTGCGCGAGGTCATTAGTAACTGTCTCAAAATCAACGCCAGAGCCACGAGATACATCAAGCGCCTGCGTGAGTAATTCCTGAGACTTTGTGACTGATCCTGTTACCTGCAATAACTTCTGCATCGACGGACGAAGTTGATCATCTGTGACTCCCGAAACGGTAGCAAGGCCTTTTATAAATCTTTCAATGGCTGGAGTCTCAAATGCTAAGCCTAAATTATTGACTGCTCTTGCTAACTGGGAGGCAGCCTTCTCATCCTCGATAAATGCCTTGGATGCATTCTTGGCAAACTTAAGAAGCTGTTGAGCACCAAATACACCTGCGAGAGTCTTACCTAATTTTTTAACACCTTTTTCTAAAGAGGTAGTTTGTTTACTAGCATCCTTAAATCCTTTGTTGTTGAATACCGAGGCAATGCGAATTGCAATATTGGCATTAGATGACATTATCTACCTCTGTAATCTTTACTTGCGCCCTTTGTTACTGCAAGGGCTGTGTCCATTGATTTTTCAATAGCTTTAAGAACTGCCGCGTTAGTCTTTCCTTGATCATAAGCCCATGCTCTAAATAGCAACCGTCCCTTTGTCTTGCGTGTGCGGCGACCCGCTGCGCTTGATTGCTGGCTATCAACTAATGGAGGCATGGAATCAATAAACTGACGTCCCGCTTTAGGGTTAGAAGATTTATTTACACCTCGGCCAGTTTCTCTAACATCACCAATCGGGCCTTTTCCAAATGCTCCGCCAAGATAGCCTCTGACATTTTTAGCAGGTGGCAGCCCTTGAGCGTTTAAACGTCCCGCTGTTTCATAAATTGCACCAGCGGCGCTCTTATTAAAAATAGTAGCAAGTGAACGAAAACCGCGCTTATTTGGCTTACTAGGTGAAGTGCTGTAACCGATGCCTCTTCTAATATCGCTACTACTAAAAACTCTATTCTCCCAAGATCCTACAGCATTACCCCATCCTGATAGCGGAGATTCGCTAGGCACGAAACCTCGAGCTTTAATTGCTACATTTCTAAGTAAAACCCTGATCTCTTTTTCTGTTTCTTTAGCCAAGATAGGATCTACTTTTTTAAATGCCTTGCGGAGTTCAATTGCGCCTTTTAGTTCTGTAGGCATCTTGTTGCTCCTTCGCTCGGTCTTTCAGTGCCGTCAATATCATCTTTAACATCGATGGATCTAAATCTATTAAAGATTGTGGAGGGATAGCCGTCTCAATACTCAAGCGAGCAATGAGATAGTGGATGCTATCCCTGCCTAAGCCAAAGGGTCTGACTCGGCAACCTCTACACTCTTGAGAGTTTCAAGGAAGTCCGGACCGAAAGGCTTTACTGTGACTCCACTAAGTCTAAGGCCCTCCCATGCTAGCCAATAGACATCTGACTGCTTTTCATCATCGCGGAATGCTTTGTGAAATCCCTTTTTAGCATAAAGCTCGAAGGCGTACTCAAGTCGAGGGGTAATCTCGATATGAGTAACGCTATCGTCTGCCAGAGTGACTATTAACTTTGCCATGCTGTGCCCCTTTGTTTAGTAAATTAGAATGAACCTGATGTGGCGACTGCCACTGTACCAGATACGTTAAACGTCAACGACTGCACGCTGAGATCCCCAACCGCACCATTGATATCGGTCGTGTTGTTGATTAAGCATGTAGCGGTGTAGATAGGGTTAGTCGCTGAAATTGCTGTTCCCTTTGTCTGTAGCAATACGATAGGGACGTTAGTTCCCCATGCTGCCTGAAGTGTTTGAAGTACATTTGTGGTCTCTGTGTCATTGAGGAAGTCGATCGTGATCGAGTTGGCCTCTAGACCTTTGACGAACTTATGACCGTTGTCACCCATCGCTGTCACTTCGAGTTCATCGAATGAGCGGTTAAGTGTTACTGCTGTGACGTGGTCTGAAAGATCAACTGAATTAACCTTGACTCCCACGTTGTTCGACATGAATACTGCCATGGCTTATTCCTCATCTTTCTTGATTACTGGCTTGGGTGTTGGTACTGCTACCTGCCCGATCTTGATCAGGAAGGCTTCTTGCTCTTTTTCCCACTCGGACATTTTAGCTCCAACTCGTTAGGACTGAGATATTTATATTACATGTAAGTAAATCACCAGACACGGCACTTAGTACGGCTGGAGCCGATACCTCTGTTACGTTATAGGTGAGTACCGAAGCGGCGAGTAAGTTAAATACTCTTACTACGTCATCTTCAATTCCATTGAGGTTGCCCTGATTATCTAAAAGGGGAACCATTATTGAGATTGTAAAATTAGCCATTGGCGAGATCGTTGCATGCCAGCCGTTAGTCGGGGTGATGTAAGGATCTGCCGGAGCGATAATTACGCTGTTGGCAATAGGTGTTGATGGTGGGAATGAAAATACGGAATACTTTGTATCGTCCGTAAGGTATTCAGCGATAGTCGCTCTAAGTGTTGATATGGCAGCCATTAGCCCACCATTGATCGCGGATCGAGATAGGGTGCAAGTAGGCCACGGACGCGGGCTAAAAGTGTGTTGCCCATACGATAAGGGCTTGGCTGATATCCATCGATCGTCACTCCGCCTGAAGATGGAGCCTGACGAGATTGGAAGATATCGATCGAGATCATGAGCGCAGCTTCTTGAATTGCTGGGACTGTCGCTGCGTCTAGATAATCTTCTGCCGCTACGGATGCATACGGATTTATTGGGTGCTTATTAGTATCGCTTATATGAGTCGTAGTAACGGTGATGCTATTAGTTCCAACTTGGGTGATTGTCTTAGTACCGTTGAAGTACGAGCCACCGCCGCTAATTACTACGGTTTGTCCTACATAATAATTATCTGAAGTTACGATATCGAAATACAGTGTGCCTACTGTACCGACGTTAGAATTGGCTATAGCGAAATTTGAGTTACTCCAAATAAAGGGAAGCAAGACATTATCGGCAGCATCACAGACTTCTTGCAAGGTAGCATCAGCGTAGAGAGTACCTACGCCGAGAGCCGTGCGGAGCTCTGCAATAGTTGTCAGACTCATCTTGTTATCCTTTCTAAAGACTCGAGGGGTAGAAGGGCACTACCCCTCGAGCGACTTAGGTTATTTCTTAGACTAGGTTAAAGCGACGAACGCCAGCGCCAGCCTTTGAGACGTAGATTGCCATGTATGCGTACATGTTGATTTCTACTTCTCCAGAAGTCAAAACATTGACTCGTAGGTTTGTTGTTGGTGACTCCCAAACATACACAGATCCCGGTGCAACTAGGAATGCTGAATCGTCAATGATTCCCGCTGTCGTGATGTTGTGATCTACGATGAGATCTGCGCCAAGTACGCGACCTACTGTAGAAGTTCCAGATGCAACGCCTGAAGCGTTCATTGGGATCTCTGATGAGTAAAGCGCACGGCCTGTTGTGTCTGCGTATCCTTGGATCGCTGCCCATTGATCGGTCGATGCGACTAGCTTGCTTGCGTAGTCTCCGCCTGTGCCCTTGTACGCGGCTGCGCTCTGGGTTGCGATGAATGACTGGAGGCCTGCTGCTGTTGCTGCAACTCCTGTTGCCTGTACGCCTGAAGCTGCAAATGCTGCTAGGACTGCATCATCTGTTGCCTTCTCATAGCCTTTACGCATTGAGTCTAGCAATAGTGCCTCAAATGCTGGATTAGAGAAATCGAGAAGCTCGAAAGATACTCGGTTTAGTGATGAGTACTTCTTGGCTGTGATTGTGTCATAGGTAGAAGTCATTCCTGTCTCAGATGGTGCTGCGCCTTCTGCTGTCTCTGCAGATGTAGCGGCTGTACCTAATTTAGGAATTGTGAATGTTAATTGTGGGACTGCACCAGACTTTGTCACTGCATCCATCGCTGGACGACCTGCGAATTGTGTAGTAATAAAAGTGTTTAGGTGTGTAGGCAATGTGAGGCCTGTGTTTGTTGCTGTTGAGTCATCCGCTGCGAGTACCATACGGCGAGCCGCATCGTCTCCCATTGCTGCCTTGATTGATGCGCCAAGGTATTGTGCAGATGAAATTGGAGCGGTGCGCTCCTTGACCTGAAGTGTTGCTGTAACTGTTGGACGGGCAGCTTCAACTGCCGCAGCCTCAACCGGTGTTGCTTCGACGGCTTGAGTGGTTTCTTCCACGGTAGCTGCCTCGCTTTCTGTTGGTAGGGTTTCTTCGACAGCCGATTCTTCAGCCGCGATCTCTAGTACTTGAGCAGACTTAAATGCTGGCTCGGTAACTAAAGAAACTTCTTTGATTTTTGCTTGAGAGACTACTGTGTGTCCATCGCGTGAGGGCTTTGATGCGATGATATCTGCGCCAATAGAAAGACCAGATACTAATCCTTCTTGAGCCATAACTAGAGCATCGTTGCCACCAGTAGAGCGCGACAACTTGAAAGTAGCGTAGATGCCATCGGCGCGAGTCTCGGATGCAATCATGCGACCGATTGGCTTCTTGATATCATGCTGTGAAAGCAATTTGATCTTTGTAGGATCTTCAATAGTAATTGCGCCAGCCTCGAACGAGACTCCTCCTAGATTAGTGTGACCGATTTCCCCTGTACCGATTGGCACAATCTTGCCTGAAATCTCACGGCGATCTTCGCTGCATTCGATGTTTGATGCTTCGATGTATAACTCCATTATAGGCCTGCGCTTCCATTAGGTGTCTGATCTGTCATGCTCATCGCTTGTTCTGTAGTAACTAAGCCAAGTGCTAGCAACTTTTCAATAACTAACAATTCTTCCATTGGATCTGTACGAAGGAAGTTTTTATCTATATCAAATTTAACTTCGTGGCCAGCGGTAGATATATCATCCATACTAAATCGCTTTTCAATAGCAGAAATATAAGGCTGTAACGATAGAGTCAAGAATTGACGGCGCTCATCTTGCACGTTCGCATAAGTCATTGTCGTGTTCTGATCAGCTGAAAGATAATATGCTGGGACGTTCATTGCACGAGATACCTGCGTACTAAGTGTCTGAATCGCATCGTTATACATCATGTCTTTAGGTGAGAATGAAACAGATGTATAGTCTAAGGTTGATGTCAGGTAGGCCGTAGAATTATTCTGGCGGGATTTCTTCCATGCTGCCAATAATCCCTGAACCTCTGCTGGTGGTAGATCTGCTCCTGAATTGCGGAGGTATCCTGCAGGCTGTGGATTTTTAGAATTCTCTGCCGCTGCTCTTTCAACATCTATCGCCGCTTGGATGGTACGAGCTGATCGAGATAAGACTCCCTCGTCGAATCCTTGAATGGTAATAATGTCGTCCATGGCAACTGGGACAGCATCGATAAAGTACTGAGTTACTGTGTAGCCATATACGTCTGTGTCGAATGTGACGCGAGCATTGGCAATCCAATCCATTTGAGATGGACGACCGTCTTCTGCGTAGCGCTCTGTTACCAGCAAGTAGGCATTACCAAAGAATAGAAGCGAATCGACACACCAGCTGAGGGTTACGAATGAAGGCTGATTTTTAGATAATTGCTTGATCCATTTAGGCGGTGATATTGCTTCGCCTGTAGAAGTTTTGTAATACTCCATCGGGATCGCTGCAATAGTGCCACAGATTAAGTTACGGGCGCGGGCTACGCTGGGGACTGTCATAGCATCGCTGCGAGAGATGCGAGGCGCTACATAATTATAGAATCCATTAAGAGACTCACCCATAATAAGCGGGGCGTATTGCGCCTCTAAATTCTTTGGCTGTTCTTTACGCGAGAAGATACCCATAGACCGCAATTATACACTACATATAGGTCATTCTGTGTATATAGCCGCTATCTGTTGTGGTTTCATTAACATTGAGACAACCATCGCAAGTGAAATTGGAGCAGATACATCGCCAGCGCTCTTACGCTTTACGATACGCCAAGCCGAATCATTAACTTTGGCTGCACAGTTATTCATCTGTTGTATTAGCTCTTTTTGCCCATTGTGAACAACCCTTGAGTGAACTAGGCCATCGAGTAAGTCGGAGCAAGCCTGATAGAACTGTTGGCCAGAGATATCTTTCATCATCTGCCCGGCATTTCCTAAACGATCAGCGATCGACTGGGTCGTGTATTTGTCGAAGCATATTTGTCGCGGTCGATATTGATCTGCCCACGCTTTTATATCGGCTGCAATCTTGAGGTCATCTACCGATACCTGCGACTCCCACGTTTGAAGGATACCAACACCGATTCTGCCGTCACCCATAATTTGACCAGCAACGAGGCTCGCATTGCGACGAGATGGAGAAACATCAAACCCAAAGACCGTGTAGCCGCCGATTGGGATCGTGAGTGCGGAATCGGATGTCGCTTCAAGAACTCCATGAGGCCACGGACTCTGTAGACTATCAATCCATTGGCAAAGAAGCTCAGTTCGAGTGTCTTCAATTTTATTAGTTGCCACGGCTTCTTCAAGTGTTTCCTCCGTTATAGTTAGTCCGAGGGCTGGATTAGCCATCGCCCAAGCATTCCGATCTGTCATCTTACAATACTGCGGCGCTGACCATTCATAAAACCCAAATGATTTAGGCGGGGCAGATAGTGCTCTTTCTCTCAACGTATTTAGGGTCTCGGAGAATGCATCACCAGCATTCGATGTAAGCAATGTCTGAGAATTAGGTCGTGCGCGAGTGGTCGGGATCGCTGCTTTATAGCCCTCGGCGCTGATCTCTCGAACTTCATCAATCCATAAAAAGTCGGCTGTACGTCCACGGCTTGAGTCTCGAGTATCTGATACTAGGTCGAGAGTAGCGCCATTAAGAAGCTCTATCCTCTCACCGCCGTTGGCATATCGAATAGCCTTAGTGGCCTGCCTTGAGGTAAGGTGCATTCTCGATAATCCAAGCGATCTCTCGGAAGGTCATCAAAGCTGTGGCACGGTTAGATGACATGATCAGATGCTTATACTCTCCACCGTAAAATAAACCCCATATTATGCGCATTCGCCCTAGATGTGACTTGCCATTCTGACGTGCTACGAGAATCAGCGATGTCTTGCGGATGTACATATCCTTGCTGTCTACTCGCATCATATCGTCTAAGACCCAGCGCTGCCATGGTAATAAAGGCATGCCTAGATCTTCGGACATCTTGGCAACTTCTTCTGATCGAGTTTTACCTTTAAGAAGTGGGCTATGAAGCCTTGCTGTAGTTGCCCCTCG